CCTTCTCCGACACAAAGGATTCCCTACTAATCGAAGCCTACGCCGGATGTGCCAAGACAACTACTATTGAACTTTTGGCCAAGACAATCCCCAAGCACACCTCTACACTTATTCTTGCCTTTGGCGTCAAGATTAAGCAAGAGCTTGAGAAGAGGCTTAGTAATACTCATTGTCAAATTTTGACTATGAATGGTTTGGGTAATCTTGCTTTGAGAAATATGGGCGGGCGAAATTGGGTATTGGACAATAATAAGCCTTATCGGCTTTTGAAGGAAATTCTTGCCTCGGGCGAGGTGGTTATCCCGAAGGCGGAACAAGGCGAAGTATTGGCGCTTTACCGGAAGGCGATGCAGGCAGGGCTTGTGCCGAGCGACTTCCCACATGAGAGCCTTGTCCCGGACGAGCCGGATACGTGGCAAGACATGGCGTGGGACGCGGGCGCCAACGTCCTCTTTGCCGCCCGCCTCCTTCTTATTCGCTCAATTCAGGAAGCCCTTTCTGGCGTCATTACCTATGATGATCAAATCTACATTTCTACTATGTTCGGCGGGCGCTTCCCGCGCTTTGCCTTAGTAATTGCAGATGAGGCCCAAGACCTTTCGCCTATGAACCATAGAATGATTGCCAAGTGCGCCGTCTCGCGAATTATTGCCGTTGGTGATAGTAAACAATCAATTTACGCGTGGCGCGGCGCGGACAGCAATTCTATGAAAAATCTGACTAAGTTGCGCCCGTCATTTACTTCTCTACCTTTGACCTTGACTTTCCGTTGTCCGAAACTTATTGTCCGGCGCAACGCGCATCACGCCATTGGTTTTCGGGCGGCGGACACAAACCTAGAAGGCATTCATCGTGTTCACTCCGACCACTGGTCAATCCAAAACGAGTCAATCGCCATCCTTTGCCGAAACAACGGCCCTTTACTCTCCCTCGCATTTAAACTACTTAGAAGAAGCATTCCAGTCACTTTTATGGGCCGCGACATTGGAAAGTCACTTATCTCTCTCTTTGAAAAAATTTGCCCCGATCCGGCCACAAAACTAGATGACATGGTAAAGTTAATCCAAGACTGGAAAGAACTGGAATTGGCCAAGGTGGAAGACCTTAAGAAAAAGGAAAGTATTAACGACCGGGCCGAAAGTTTACTATCGGTTTTGGATAGTAATTGCAAAACGGCCCGCGAGTTCACAAATAAGCTCACCACAATTTTTGCGAATGAGACGGCCAACATCATCCTTTCCACTATCCACCGGGCGAAAGGCTTGGAATTTGATCGGGTCATTCACCTAGACCCTTGGCGGCTGGCCCCAGAAAGGTTATTCAATAAGTATGACGCGGGCCATCTTAAGGCAGAAGAGTTGCAACAAGAACTTAATTTGCTCTACGTTTGCGAAACCCGGACTAAAAACGAACTAATCGAGGCCCCCATTAACTTATTTAACTTTTAGTCACGGGCGGAAAACAGCGGAGCCGCACGGAGTTGAGGGTTGACTTTATTCCAAGCCAGCAAGACTACCAGCGAAGTTCGGCCCGGCGTAGCGGGGCCGAACGTAGCGCCAGTAGGCGCGTAAGGCTTGGAATAAAGTCAAGGCCCGCTTCGGAAGTTGCGGCGATCAGCGATGCGCTTACTGTAGCCTAGTGAGCCGACCGGCAAGGTCGGCGAACTTGGCGGAAGTCAGCATCGCCGCCGCAATCTTCCAGAAGGGCCGACCCTCAAACGAGTACGGCGAGCATGTTTGGAGCGAACAACAAATAAGTCTGACAATAAATAAAATCATATTTACTACCCTTGGAGCAAATCCCTCACCATGATCGATAAACAACGCCACAACGAAATCCTTTTAGAACTTTCCGAAACCCTATACGATGCCGTAGACGGCCCAAATTCCTCTGCTATGCTTATCGTAGAAAGCCTGGCAGTCAGAACCATTATCCTTTCCGCAAATGAAAGCAACATTACAAAAGGAAAACTACTAAAAACTCTCCTCGAAGGAATTAAAAACAGAGTCCAAGGTGAAAACTTTCCCAACTTTAACCAATAATCATGGAGCTTACTATGTCTTTACATAACTTCTCAGCCCCTCTCGTCGGTGATTACTTCCGCCCGCCAGCAAAAGCCCTTATCCAACTTCTCCCCATTGACCACCCGTTAATCCTCCAGCGCGAGCCCGACAACGCCTTCGACCCCAACGCCGTCAAGGTAATCTTAGAAACATCCACCCTCCAAGCAATCCCCGCCCCATCTCCCATTGACCAACTACTAGACGAAAAGTGCGGCCCGTTCGGCTTCAGCGCCGACGAAATCTTTGCCTCTTCCGAATGGCACCTCGGCTATATTGCAAAAGAATTTGCAGTTCACCTAACCAAACTTCTAATCGACGAAAACGAAGAACCCATCCCCTACACCGCAACCCTTTCCTTTTTCACAAATGAAAAGGGACAAAACAAACCCCAAGTAATGATCGAAATCGAAATCCACGAAGAATAACCCTTTCCCTAGGAGGCCCAAAATGAAATCAGACACAATCATATTCTTCCTACTCACTTTTATTTTGGGCCTTCTTCTTGGGGCGGGATTAATTTCCTCTATTACTTCCTCCCAATTAAAGAAAAGTAACCTAGCCGTCACTTCCGCCCAAAATTCCCAAGCCGAAGCAGAAGCCCTGGCCAAAAACTACGAGTTCACCGTCCAAAAACTTTCCACAATCCTAATGACCAAGTGCAACAAGGTTAACACTAAATGATTTACAACAAAGAATACCTCTCCGACCTAATCTCTCGGGCCGAAAAAGAAACAATTACTCTTGAATGCGCCGATAACCGCGATGCGCGCCGCCTTTCTTTCGCCCTTCGTCGCGCCGCATCTTTAAACTTTCTGGTCCGAATTTCTGTATCACAATCCACCCTAACCCTTTCCCCCCGACTGGCGGCCCCAAAATTCAAAGTAAAAGAAGCTAACAATAAACTTTGACCATTTCACACATGACAAATGTACTTTGGGCACGATTGAAGCCCATTGAAGCCCACTCTCAACCTTGCTATACTGACCCTTCAGCGCCTCGGAGCATCAACCGTGCCTAACGACAATAAGCAGTTCCTTGCCATCCTTTACCAAGCCCTCGGCTCGCCTCTTGGCCTTGAACTCCCCTGTTCCGATATCACCAAGGTCCGCGCCAAGCTCTATGCCGCCCGTGTCGCCAGTAAGGACATAACCCTAAACACTCTCCAATTTCGTGCGGCTCCTTCAGGCAAGGCAATTTTAATCATAAAAGGAAAGACAGACGAAAATGCCACGTAGAGCCTCTGAACCCTTATCCCGCATCCACATTCAAATAAATTCATCTGATTTAGAAATTCTAGAATCCATCTTCTCTGACAACATCGGCGTATCGCCCGCTATTCGTAAAATTGTCAGACTTTGGTTAGAAGAAAACAACATTCAACTCGGTATGACCAACAAAGGAATTACAGAAATTGTCTGATAATCCGAAAATTTCGGCCGCGCAGGGGCTCGCAGCACTCTCCGAAGCAACTACCGATTCCCTTTCCATTCTCTTTTCCCGCAACCCTATTGAAATGTCGGACGAAGACATTGCTAACATAGTATCCGAATACCGTAAAATGCGCGAACGCTGGCAATTGGCCGAAGCGGCTGGAAAAAAGTCCCTTCCCAAACCCACCACTTCCACCACCAAATCCCTCGCCGCGCCCTCCTCGCCCAAACCCCCAACCGACATGGAATTTTAATTTTGACATACATTATTCTTACCTGTTTTATTATCTTTGTAATCTCTCTTTGTATAATTCTCTTCATAGAAGATAAAACTAAATAAGTAAGGATAAGACAAATGAAAAGCAAATACTTCATGGAAAAACTGAGAGAATTAGATATTCCAGACTATTTCATTTATGGAACCAGTGAACAAGGTAAAGTTGATATCGCAACTTGTAATAATGAAACAATTGTAACTTGTACTAAAGAACAAGCTGAATATCTAATTAAAGACCGTAATGAAGTTATTAAAATGATAGAAGCTCTTGGATATGCCTTGATGTCTGTTGATGAAAAGTTGTTTGCCAAGATTTGGTATACGGAAGGTAGATTAAATGGCTGAAAACTCTCTCCACTACAAGCCCAACGGCTCATTTTCCAAAACCCTTCCCTATCTCCAACTCTTCTGGGACTCGACCTCCCTCGGCGCATTAAAAACCTGCCCACGTTACTACCAATATGCCATCATCCAAGGCTATCAATCCTTCCATCAATCCATTCACCTAACCTTTGGCCTTCTCTATCACTCCACCCTTGAATACTACGACCATATGAAATTCTCCGGCATGGACCATGAAACGGCCCTACATGCCACCGTTCGCAAAGTCCTAATCGATACCTGGGATACAACCCTCAACAGGCCCGTTGAAATGGACAGCGATTCAAAATCCCGTTCCGGCCTGATCCGTACTATCATTTGGTATCTCGACCAATTCAAAGACGATACCCTTGAAACCGTCCGACTCGACAATGGAAAGCCCGCTATTGAACTTTCCTTTCGTCTTGAGTCCGGTTACATGTCAATTACTAACGAACCCTATTTCATCTGTGGCCATTTCGACAAATATGCAAAAATGGACGACAAATACTTTATCGTCGATCGTAAAACTACAAAGAACACACTCAATTCCGCCTTCTTTGAAAAGTTCAAGCTCGACAACCAAATGAACACTTATGATTTTTCCGGCAATATCGCCCTCCCACATGGCATTTCCGGTATCATCATCGACGGCGCACAAATCGCAGTTACTTTCTCCCGTTTCGCCCGTCAGCAAATCTATAAACCAAAGTCCATCATTGACGAATGGTATAGAGACTTCGGTATTTACCTTTCCATGGCCGAAAGTTACGCCAAGGCCGAATATTGGCCAATGAACTTAAAAGCCTGCCAAGTTCCGCGCATTGATGATAAAACCGGTGAAATGGTTTACGGGTGTACATTTGCCCAAGTATGCATGAAGCCTGAAAGTCTGCGTCAACAATTTCTATCCGCAGGGTACTCCCGCCGCACCTGGGACCCTACTGTTGTGCGCGGCGATATTTAACCATCCTTTCCCCCAACATGGTGAAATTGGTAAACACAGAAGACTTAAAATCTTCCGGCTATGCCTTACCGGTTCGAGTCCGGTTGTTGGGACCATTCTTTCCGCTAGTGTAGCTCAATTGGTAGAGCAATTGCCTTGTAAGCAATAGGTTGAAGGTTCGAGTCCTTTCACTAGCACCAAATAGTAGCGTAGCTTAATGGTAAAGCCGGCTGCTCATAACAGTTTTTATGCAGGTTCGAGTCCTGTCGCTACTACCAAGAATTAGGAAAAATAATGTCAAAAGATTTATCAGATACCGAAACAATTATAATTGCCTGCGCTTATCATCGGCTTCAAGCAAGAAATGCTTCATGTGAAAACACAAACCCCAAAACCATTGACAATTTAATTAAAGCAGAACAAAGCCTAGAAAAAGCTGTTAAACAAGATTTCTTAAAAGCCTGCAAATAGGAATAACCCCCAATGCCCAACATTACCGACCACCAATCAAATCAAACCACCAAACTTTTACTAATCGGACATTCCGGTACTGGAAAAACGGGCGCCCTTTGCAGTTTAGCGGCCGCTGGATACAAGCTTCGTATTCTCGACCTCGACAACGGCGTTGACATCATCAAATCCTACCTCACCGACCCCAATTCCCGTTACGTCAAAGAAAACCCTAATTGCGCCGCTAATGTTGAATACGTTACTCTTACCGAAACTAAAAAGTCAGTAAATGGCCGCATTCTTTCTGCCAAGTCCACCGTTTGGCCGCGCATGGTTGACCTTCTTATCCACTGGAAAGACGGCGATACTGACTTAGGGAAGCCTTCTTCTTGGGGACCGGACACCGTACTTGTCCTCGACTCCCTTACTGCCGCCGCGAAGGCCGCGCTGGACCATCATTTACAAATGAATGGCGCTCTTATGGCCGTTCGCACCCAAAACGAAGGCCGCCGCGACATTGGGGCTGCGCAAGATTATATCCGATCCCTTCTTGACTTGTTCAAAGACGATGGTCTAAAATGCAACGTCATTGTCATTTCCCATATCACCGAAGTATCTGAGAGCGGATATGGCCCACAGTCAGAAGAAGGCAAGAATGAAACTTCCCAGGGCTTTCCTTCTGCAATTGGTCGCGCCCTTTCCCCGCACATTCCCCGTTACTTCAACACTGTCCTCCATGCAAAGGCTGTCGGCCCGAGCCTGAAAATCTATACCAAAACAACAGGAGAAGTCTGCACGAAAAACACCGCGCCTATGAAAGTCGCACAATCTTACAACGTCGAAACAGGTCTTGCTGAATATTTCCGCGCTGTTCAAGGAAAATAATCTATGTGGTACCCTTGGCTAAGCCTTAAACAAGACACCTTCCACAAAGGCTATCTAATCCGTCTTTGCGGTTTCGGCCACAAAACATGGTATGCAATAAGACTAAACAACAAAACAATAAAAAGAACATCAACAAGAAATTCAGCCAAAAAATATATTAACTCCCTCCTATAATTCTTTAGGTCATTACAAACCGTTGACCATATCCCAAACAAAGGAAAACACCAAAATGGCTAAAGCTAATGCTGGTCCCGATTTCAAGTCCCTTCTCTCCAAGCCCCTGGACGCCATGGAACGCCCGGTTGGCGCTCCTGCCGGAACTTATTTCGGCGTGATCAAGTCGGTCCCTTTCGGCAAGTCGCGCTTCGATAAGAACATTACTACCATCGACGTCAATATCACCATTACTGGTGCCACTGAAGACGTCCCGCCGGAAGAGTTGGAAGGCATTGACCTTTCCAAGGTCCGCGCTCAGACCCAATTCCAAATCGTCGCCGACAAGATGTATATCTTCAACGACTTCTTGGAAAGCCTGGGCTTCGACACGGCTGGCAAACCCGCCGATGAGTTTCTCCACGAACTCCCCGGCAAGGACGTCCTTGTTATTCTGACCAACACTCTGTCAGAAAACGGCAAGGATTCGTACAACAACGTCAAGAAAGTAATTGGCGCGTAAATGACTTACGGGGCATTGAGAGCATATCTTCTCAATGCCCCAACTTTTTCAGGATCGTCTAATGGTAGGACAGAAGACTTTGAATCTTTTAATCCAGGTTCGACCCCTGGTCCTGAAACCAATTAAGGAAAAGACCCATGACATCTTCCGACACCGAAATTGAAGAAAAAGTCATCCTCCCCACACTTTCCGAAGAATTTCACCAATCAATGTTCTTTCTCCTAAAACAATATTCTAAGTTCAAAGAACAATCCCCCGACATCCAATACTCAATGATAATGATAATGGATGAATTATCCCGTCTCGTATCTAACCCCTACGATATGGACTCTTGGGTAAAAATCTCAGGCTGCGTAAAAACCGCCATCATGGCAATTGATAAAGAAAATAGTAAAGAAAAATAATGCCGCACGTAGTTTCCCCTCCTTTTACCTTTTCTCGCGGGCCGTTGCCGTGCAAAGTAATGTTCGTGTCCGACTGCTTTGGGGAAACTGAACACAAGCAGCGCAGACTTATGACCGGTTCGTCCGGGCACGAACTCGCCCGTATGCTTATTGAAACTGGTATACTTTCCACTCCCCTTCCCAAAAAGCATGAAATCAATAAGCTCGGTGAAATAGTAGAGCAAAAACTTTCGCCCGAGGAATTAGACCTTTGGTGGAATAAACAGCAAATATTCTTCACTTCCGTCCTTCCGTTCCACCCGCCCGGCAATAAGGCAATTAATCTTTGCGGTGATAAAAAAGAAGTCGGCGGTAAGTTCTATACACGGCCCGCGCTGGAACTTGGTAAATACCTCTACCCTGAGTATCTTCCCGAACTCGACCGTCTCGCAGAAGAAATCAAATCAGTAAAGCCAAATCTAGTCATCGCTCTAGGCAATATGGCTTGTTGGGCTTTGCTCAACCGTACCTCCATCACCTCCATCCGTGGCACAACAACAGAGTGTCTACTCGTTCCCGGCGTCAAAGTCCTTCCTACATTCCACCCGTCCATGGTCCTTCGCCAATGGTCTAACCGCCCTATCATGCTGGCCGATCTGCTCAAAGCCAAGCGTGAGATGGAATTTCCAGAAATTCGCCGCCCTGAGCGCGAAATCTTGGTAAATCCCTCCCTTGACGATATCGACCATTACATAAAGCACTGCGAGGCCACTTGGGATAATAGAAGTTCTGACGATGACCTTATTATGGCCATCGATATCGAAACCAAGGGCAAGCAAATCACCATGATTAGCTTCTCTATCGACAAACAATTCGCCCTAGTCATACCATTCTATGATGAATCTCTCCCCGGCGGAAACTATTGGGAACACGCTTTTCAAGAAGTAAAAGCATTTAAATACGTAAATATTCTTTTGTCTCTACCTTTCCCTAAGCTATTTCAAAACGGAATGTACGATCTTCAATATCTCTTCCGTTATGGCTTTCGTCCAGTAAATTGCCTTCACGATACTATGCTTCTCCACCATGCAATTCTTCCCGAAATGCAAAAAGGTCTTGGTTTTCTAGGCTCAATCTACACTAACGAAGCATCGTGGAAACTTCTCCGGCGCGTCCGCGCTAAAGAACTCTCAAACAAAGCAGGTGAATAAATGGCCACAAACAGAGAATACTTCGACGCCGCCACCGAAGGCAAACAGGCATTTCGCAACAATGTCCCACTCAACAACAACCCTTACCCCGAAGGGACATCAGAATACAACGCATGGCGTACATGGTGGAAATTTGAGTCTAAAAGGACTAACCCATAATGCATCTCCATTCCCCACTTCGGCCCAAAAATTCCCTCGGCAATCTTTGCCTTACTTCCGGCACTCACATTGTCCCTGTTCTTACCTTCTCCCCCAAATACCCTGCCGGTTGGAACCTATACATAAACGTCCCCACAATTGACGGTGACGTAAAGCAATGGGCAATGGCCGTTACCGACCCATGCCACATTGAAGCAACTCTTCTCCTCTATGAAAACGACCCTGAAGAGTTTCTAGTCTCTATGTGCGGTATGCCTAGAGAATTTACCAAAGAAGACCTTTTCACCAAGCTCAACACAACCACCACCCAAATCGGGGGGTTCGACACTACTAAGCAACTCACCCCTGCCAAACCAAAACCAATTGCCTCGGAGATTGAATTTTGACAGGAACATTCAAAATCAAAAAAATTACCGATATCTACTACATATGGGAATACTATTCCCCATCAACCACATTATTCTTCAAAAGCAAAACCATATACTCCTCAATAACAAACGCAAAACGCAGTATCTCAGGATTTAAGCGTATGTATCCAGAATACAGAAATTCTCAAACAATCATTGTAAAGTAAATTCAATGATTATCCAAACCGCCGATCTAAAACCTTCTGAGACGCCGCCCGCCGTTCACCAAGTATACAACGGCCTAGACTCTTGTCTCACGCTTGAAATCTACCAAGCATTACAATCCAACACTTCCGACCCCATCTATACTTTCGAGCGCGCCCTTCAAGGCCCTGCCCTTGACATGATGCTTCGTGGCTGGAAGGTAGATCGCGGCGCGGCCATTTCCGGCGTAATGGCTCTCAACAAGAAAATCGACCACCTAACTTTTATCCTACAAACCTTCGCCTCGGCAATTTGGGACAAGACCTTCAAAGACAAAGACAAAACCACCGTCTCCTTAAACCCCGCCTCGCCCGCCCAACTTAAAGAACTTCTCTACGAAGCAATGCAACTCCCCGTCCAATACAAAAACGACAAGGGAGTGAAAAAACCATCCGTAGACCGCGAAGCCTTAGAAAACTTAGAAGACTATCTCATAGCCCGCCCCATCATCTCCTGCATTCTCCAAATCAGAGACTTAACAAAACAGCGCGAAGTTTTTCAAACCGACATCGACAACGACGGCCGGATGCGTACTAGTTTCAATATTGCCGGCACTTCCACCGGGCGTTGGTCTAGTTCCTCTTCCTCAGAAGACACTGGCCGCAATATTCAAAATATTGACGCGGACTTACGACATATTTTCATCGCCGATAAAGGCTGGAAACTCTGCGGCATCGACTTGGAACAAGCCGAGAGCAGAGAAGTTGGATGGCTTTTAGGTACTTTGTTTGACGATTGGCGCTATCTTGATGCGTGTTACGCGGGCGACCTTCATACTCAAGTTGCCAAGATGGTCTGGCCGGAGCTACCCTGGACGGGCGACAAAAAGCTAGACCGGGAAATTGCCGAAACTCCTTTCTACCGCGGCTTAGATTATCGCTTCATGTGTAAAAAACTCGGCCATGGAAGTAACTACGGCGGCACCCCTTTTACTCTCGCCAAGCAGGCCAAGATTGACTTAATTATTTGCGAAGAGTTTCAAGAAAAGTATTTCGCCGCATTTGGAATGCCGCGCTGGCATGAGTGGGTCCGGTATCAGCTTGAGGACAGCCAGAGCATTACGACGCCCTGGGGTCGTACACGCCACTTCTTCGG